AATTTGATACAGAATTTAAATTAACATCTTCTATTCACAGTCACTTAATTAAGAGTAGTACTTTTATTACAGATAGTAATAAAATTTATATTTTTACTGAAAACGGATTTGTAATGGGAGAGTTGACCGATAAATCTAAGAATAACATTGACAGTTATTCTGTTAAGATTTCTGATTTTTATGGAGGAGATACTATTATTAAGCCTTTATCTTTTAATTTTGATTTGTTCCGGAATATTTCTTACTTAAAGACTACCGAGGCACTTGTTAGGTTAAATACTAATATGGGATTTATTGCCTTCGATATCGAAGACGATAAGTATAAACTAAAATACACAGCAACGGCATATTCTATATGAGCTTGAACAAGAGACAACAGAATAAGATTAAAACTCCCGGTTATTTCATTAAGCGTCTCCGTGATTGTAAATTTGGAGTTCTCCGTGTTTTTCAAAATTACGGAATAATGGATTGTAGAAAGTGGACGGTATTAATAGATCCGGGCAATACTTCTGTTTTTATTACTTGTTATGTTAACAAAGATTTCAATGATGAAATTATGTTTGAATTTAATGACATGGGAAATTATTTTCCCAAGAATTTTTCAGTAAGTACTGAATCTATTGAAGTTATTGTTCAATTATTAATTGATCGTGGAATTCCAACAATATCAGAAGATAGTCCGTTTTTTAAAGAAAAAAATCAAAATGCAAACAGATAGCGACAACCCAGAACTTCCAAAGAAGAAAAAGACTCCTATTAAAAAGTCTAAAGAAATTAAACCTGTAGTCTCTACTGATCAGATTAAAAAAATGTTAAGAGATGCTCTAATTAAAAATTTAGACGAAGCATCCAGACAAAACGAAATAGAAATAGATGCTCTTATTGCTACTATGGAAGAATTTCTTCGTTCGTTTATTTTAATTGGATATAATTTAAACAGTGAACCTGTAGTAATTACAAATGCCAGATCTCAAATTGATGCAGATGCTTTGAATACAGCATTGTCTAGGTTGTTTTTTAGCATTCACGGACAAGGCGGAGGACCAGTATAAACATGAATCATCCAATAAAAAAGAATGCTTATGCAGTTACAACTGGGTTTTATGTTGGAGAAATACTTGTTTTTGTAAATAAATCAGAAGATTACTATAATTTTATTTCTATTCCTAAAAACATTAATAGAAAAATTCCAGTTAATAAATTCTATTTAGGAATAGATGAATCTATATTAGAATACGTAGAAGAAATACCAGATGATGTTTTCTCCATTCTAGAGAAACAATTTGAATTTAACGATAAAAAAGATAAATAGATTTATGGAAATAGTAAGACCAGTACCAATCACATCACCAATTAGTGGACAAACTTCTATTCCAAAGATCACAGAACGTCAATACGGTGATAAGATTTATGTCGAAGCAGCATGGTATGATAATGCTTCTGGTGCTTTTATTAGAAAAGGTGTTGTTAAAATTCTTGATGCTTCTACGAAAGAAGACATCACTTCACAGTGTAAGTAGTTGATTTTTTTCTTATTATTTGCTACACTAATGTGGTGAATATTTCAGAAGATTTTATTGTAAATAAATTCTATCAATATGTAGGTGGACCAAAGAAAAACAGGTACACCGAAACTTATCAAGGCTCTTGTCCTATTTGTAGAGAAGGCAAAAGCTGGCTAAAAAAGCAGAGATTTTTCTTTATACCCAAAAAGAATCTCTGCTTTTGTCATAATTGTGGATACTCAGCTAATCCAATAAAGTGGGTTTCTGACGTTTCTGGAGTTTCTATAAAAGAAGTTCTTGAAGAAATGGGCAGTGAAGTGGTAGATATTTCTTTAGAAGAACCACAAATTCAAATTAAAAAAGTATCAGATACACTACCTAAAGATTGTATAAATTTATTTGATCAAAGTCAGGTAGACTTTTATAAAAATAATAAGATAGTAAACAAGTGTGTAGACTTTATTAAAAGAAGAAAGTTAGATGTTGCTGTTAATAAGCCAAAAGCACTCTATATTTCTTTAACCGACAGTGTTCATAAAAATAGACTAGTTATACCATTTTTTGATGATAACGACAAAATAGTTTATTATCAAACCAGAACTATTTTAGAAGCAGATGAATTATTCAAACCTAGATACATTTCTAAAATAGGAGCGGAAAAGTCTGTGTTTAATATAAACACGGTAGAAGAAGATTCTGAATATATTTTTATATTTGAAGGACCACTTAATTCATGTTTTATGAAAAATGGAGTGGCAGTAGGAGGAATTCAAGAAAATTCTTATCAGTTATTCACAAGTTATCAAGAAGAACAAATTAATAAATATCCATTTCATAAAAGAATTTGGATATTAGATTCACAGTGGAAAGACAGAGCAGCGTTCAATAAAACTAAAAAGTTATTAGAAATGAAAGAACGTGTGTTTATGTGGCCTAAAGATATAGGAAAAATCTGTAAAGATTTCAATGACATGACAATTAAGTCAGACAAAAACGAAATCTCTACAGATTTTGTAATGAAAAATATTATCTAATTTTAGATTCCCCTGTATTTATTGTCTGATGAACTTGCTAGGTAACCTTTTAGCATTTCATTTAAAGAAGTAATTTCCATAGCAACACGGGCAATTTTCTTTGTTTCTGCTATACGAATTTTATCAAAAAGAGTAGCAGGAACAGCATTTTTTAATTTTGATTGCATGGAATCTGGTTCGGTTCCATTAAGGAATTTTGAAAAATTTTCAAGTTCAGAGATCCATGTTTTTAATGATACTACCATGTTGCCGTGCATTTTTGTAGCTGCTGCCAAATGATCTGCCGCAGCACCTGCATCTGCATCAAAATCTGCTGGATTCGTGCCTTTATCTAAGGTTTGTGCCATTGCATCTGAATCAGAAACTCCAGCAGTGGGATCGTTTTTTAGTGGTTCTGGTGCTTCTCGTAAGACGTGTACGAATGCTTTTTCGAAAAGATTACTACTCATGAAATTATTTAGTCGAAATTAATAAATAATTCTAGTGAAACGTAAAATTATAAGAGAAGATATGATGGCGAATGCAGAACGCCAAACTTCAGGAATTGGTCCGGGATCAACGGATCATCCTTTTTATCAGATGTCAGTTCCTATAGATCCAGAGGCATTCAAAACTCCATCTAAATTAGTACTTCCGTTTGAAATTGACAAGTTCAAGAACAGATTATTCGAAATTTTAGAAAAAACTATCTCTTTAAGAAAAGATTTTGATAAATGTTTAAAAAATCCATCTGTAAAAGATTCGGATAAAGTAGCAATTCGTAAATCTATTAAAAGATTAGATTATATAAACGAAAAGTTAATTGATATTCCTGATTTTTTAGATGTTTTTTCTGTTGAAAGTTAGATGTTTTTGTAGTATCATCATTTGATGATCAGAAAGTTGTTATTTCCTTTATTGACATTATCTAGTGTCAGTACTCTTTTTTCATTACCATTTTGTAATGATTATTTTTCGTTTTCAAAGTTATTTGTTTGTTTTTCGATAGGACAAATTATTCTCTATAATTTGTATAAAAAGTTTTTAGAAATTAAATTAGAAAATATCAAGAACGAAAGAATTAAAGAATATTCAAAACAAGGAATGGATGTGAATTGTCCTTGTCATTTGAATCTTCCAATGTTTGTGCCTATTACTTTAAACCAGAAGAATACATTTAAGTGTGGAGAATGTAAAAAGAATGTATCAGTAGACATTACTGCGAAGACATTTTTAGAAACAGAAATTATTGATTTGGATGTTGCTGATGCAGCTTTTGTAGAAGTTTATAAGAAAATACAAGAAAATGAATAACGAGATTTTTAATTCAGAAGAACTAAAAAATGCAGTGTCTGTACCTTCTAGTATAACTTACTACGAATTACCTAAAATTGATACCCAGCATTTAAAAGATGAAATTAAAAAATTTTTAATTTTAAAAGATCCTAAATTATTACAAATTTATGATAATGCATCAATGGGACGAATTAGTAAATCTTCTGGAAATGAAAATTTGAAGAATTTACTTCACTTAATAAGAGATTTATTTGTTCTTAAATTCAAAGAAGATAATATTAAAAATTTGACAGTACGCAAAAATATTGATATCATGTTAATAGCATTAGAATCTATGATGGTCAATAATATTGATTGTTCCGCCGAAGAGATTAATGCACTAATTTTAGGATACGTTACAAAAAATTTATGATAGAAAATGTTTCAATCACCACAAAATCCAACAAAACACACGTAATGTCTGTAGAAACTTATGCACGTTGGTTGTGTTTAGTAGAATCTTTGGAATTTATTAATTTAAAAGCAAAAGAATGTAAAGTAAATTTAGAAGAAAATGATAAATGGATCAAACCATTAGCTTTACAAAAATACATAGCTCAAAGATTTCCGAGTATGTATCATGATTTTAGAGTAGAAGAATATTTAAATTAAAGTATTAGTTTTTTAATTTTATTATTACCTTGGTCTGAAATATAAATAGCACCATTTTTATATGCTATAGCATTTAAATTTTTAAAATTTGATTGCAAGGCATCTCCTATTTTATCTCCTTCTACGCCATTTCCTGCAATAGTAGTTACCTGACCAGATGGTGTAATTTTTCTTATTCTTTTATTATTTCTGTCAGATACATATAAGTTATCAAATTCATCAAAACATATTCCTTCAAGACCATCAAATTGAGCTGATGTAGATGTTCCATTAAGAAACCCTTTTGATCTAGATCCAGCATAATCACTTCGAGTTCCAGCTTTTGTTATTTTTTGTATAACATTATTTACACTATCACAAAAATATAAATCGTCTTTAGAATCTAAAGTGATTCCTCTAAGAGATGAAGTATTAGAATAAGCTCTTCCGAAGTTAGCTGTAATTGTTTTATTGGAATCATATTTATTTACTTGACGATTTGCTGAATCAGTAACATATAAATTCATATTTTTGTCAATACAAATACCATTAGTTAAACCTGATCCTGTTATGTAAGTATCCATAATTCCAATAGAATTAATTTTATATATATTGTTGTGATATTTTGCAACTCCCGGTGCTACGACACTAGAATCTGTAGTGTATATATTATCAGAACTATCTATTGTTATATAATTTGATTTTATAGATTCACCGCTAGTTATAATTTGGGTGAATGTAGTCATAGTTCCATTGGGTTCTATTTTGTTTATGTAAACACCTCCAGAACAAACAGCAAATAAATTACCACCAGAATCAAAAGCTAATCCACGGGGTTCATTTATATTTATAAAAGTTTCAACCATCGGTATCTGTATTTTTACCGATTTTAATATTGTAAATGCGTTTCCTATTGGCATATTAGAAATTTTGACCCCCTATAAATCCATACCAATTAGCTCCTATTTTCGTAAAAGCATAAACATCTGTTTTTCCGTTACTAGTTGTCATACTTGGAGTAACACCATTAGCCCACTTTACAGGAGTTGCTCCTATAGTAAAAGTAACATTAAATGTTCCAGTTTGAGTTATAAAAAGTGTTATACTAAAAGAATCAGTAGGAACTGTACCTGTCAAAGTGAATCCTGTGATATTTCCTGTTAAATTAATTGGAAATGTATTTCCGTTATCTAAATTTAATGAAACATTTCCAGTTCCAGTAATATTAGTAGATTTTTCAGAAAATCCTTTTAATATTAAAGATCCAGTCATTTCTCCTCCACTTAGTGGAAGAAATTTTCCAAATGGATTAAATTTGTCTACATATTGCTTCGGAGTTGCATGAAGATTAATCACTGGATCTCCATTTAAGGATAATGCTCCTGTCATTACATCTCCAGATTTTAATACATAATTAGCTGTGTTAGGTATTGGAATGGCTGAAATTTTACTATTTACAGTATGTAAATTAACTGCATCATAATCATTTACGGGATCTTTTACGTTACTAATGAAATTATTATGTACATCTACTTTTTGATTAAAATGCGTTTCTCCTAAACCAGATAATGTTGCATTAACTGCTAAAGTTCCATTCATTCTTTCTGTAGGACTAAATGTTAGTCCATTTTTATCTAATTTATTTGATATAGATTGTGAAACTATATTTAAATTTGTTTGGAGATTGTTTATTTGCGTTTGTACATCATTGCTAACTTCTGTTTTAATTTTTGAAGTTAAATTATCAAACGAAACTTTTTTCGTAAAATATCCACCAGTTGATGGATCTGCTATATCAAAAGCAGTAAAATCAGTACCCTTCACTGTTGTACTCTCAGTGAGTTTATTAATAAAAGAATCAGCCATAAATCTATTTAGTTATTTTGATTTGTGCATGAGTGATCCTACACTAGTAGGATCTGGATTTCCTATATTAATATGTCCGCTTAATGGAGACTGAATGATATAGAATGTTTCTATTTTATCTTCTATTTCTGGTCTGGGTCTATAAATGGTAGTTGGAATAGAAGTGTTTCCTTGAATATGTATATCTTTTATATTAAAAATAGATTTTTCTTCTCCTGAGTTAAGAGGAGAAGAATAACCAAATCCAATTCTATAAAAATCAGAATCAAATGCGGAAATTCCTGTATTTATAGAAGCTATTTTTATATACCTGTTAGTTTCTTTATTTTTTGTTGCTATTTTTAAAGTTTGTGCACAGTTTGTAAAATTAAAACGCAATATATTGAAATCTTCGTTTTGTTTTATTAATGGGGACAACAAAGAAAAAAGAGAAAAAGACGTAATTGTAGAAAAAGTAGTTCCTTTTTTTATTGTTACTATGTTATTACTATCTAACAATACACCGAGAACCGCACCAGTAACTCCTGATCTATATTGATAAGGACAAAATCCAAGTCCTTCATAAGCTCCACCTCCTACTAATATTGGATTATTGAATAAAAATGTAGAAAATCCACCTGTAGAATTACCGTTACCTGATAAATTGTATCCAAATGACCATGTTATGTCAAAATTTGCATTAAATGCGCTATTAATAAAAAAATTACAAGAAGATTCCGACATCCTAATTATTTAGACTATATAACTAAATAATTGAATGGCCGGTAATGCAAGATTTCATGATAAACATCATAGGACAAATCATCACACACTATCTACTGCTGGAATTCCAGATAGTGCAACTGATCCTATTGCATCACCATCCCAACCATTTCAAGGAGATTTCGTAGTTAACGGTCTTTTAAGTTCTAGTAGAGGACTGGATGTTTTATCAGCAAATTATGGAGGAGACGTATATTGTGAAAATATACATGTAAGAGATACTACATATACAGATTTTATTTCCGGAAACGGAAGCGAAACTATTATCAGTGACGGAGCATTGACTGGATACGGACCAAATACATTAACTTTGGATTTTGGAACAGCAATATATGCCAAAACTCCAATAGTTAATTTTACAAACTCAATTTCAGCCGCTAGTGCGATATACACAAGTTTTGCAAAATTTGCTTCACTTTCAACAACTAACTTGTCCTCAGACAATGTAATAATAAATAGTTTATCGGTAATTTCTTTATCTGCAAGTTCTATAACTTCAAATAGTCTATCTACTAAAATATTATCTAGTGAAAATATAACTTCAAATAGTCTATCTAGTCAAAAAATATCAGCTACTGATGTTATTGTAACAAACAATTTAACAGTAAGTGGAAATTGTTTAATATATGGAAATTTATCTGCACTAGGAGATCTGACAGAGATCGAAACTATTTTACAAACTTCTAGTGCCTTTGAGATATCAAATACTGACATCACAAGACCTGCATTAACAATAACTCAAAGCGGAACTGCTAACTCAATAGTAGTAAACTATGATACTGTTCCTAATTATTTAACAGTAGACATAGAAGGATTAACAATTAACGGGAAAGTATCTGGATTATCTGGTGTATATTCTCCAAATATAAACACAATAACAAATACAGCCAATTCTGTATTTTCTACGGTTTCTAGTAATTCAGCAAATTGGAGAAGCACATATTCTACCGTAAGTTCAAACAGTGCTAATTGGGAATCTACTTATTCCACTGTTTCTAGCAATAGTGCTAATTGGGAATCTACTTATTCCACTGTTTCTTCAACTAGTGCAAATTGGGTAAGTACTAATAATACGGTTTCTAGTAACAGTGCTAATTGGAATTCGGTATATACTAAGGTTTCTGGTAACAGTGCTAATTGGAATTCGGTATATACTACGGTTTCTAGTAATAGTGGTAATTGGAATTCTGCATATAATACTATTTTAAATGATAAACCCATTTGGGATGAAACTTCTTCTATTGTTTATTTTAATTCTGGAGATTGGGATTCTACTTACAATACAGTTTCTTTTAATTCAGGAAACTGGGAAAGTACGTATTCCACAGTATCTAGTAACAGTGCCAACTGGGAATCTACATATTCTACAGTATCTAGTAATTCTGCAAATTGGGAAAGTACAAAGAGTACCGTAAATTCTAATAGTGCTAATTGGTTGAGTGGAAGCGATACATTAAGTTTCGTAGCTAGTTCTGTTCGAACAGACACTCTATCTGCAAATATTCTATCTGCAAATATTATTCGTGTATATCAAGCAATTCATGTTTCGGTTTCTGCTACAACCGTAGCACCGGGAACAACCACAACAATGACAATTAATTCTCCTTCTTATTATTTTGTAAACGTATCAAGTGCGGGTACTGCTAATTTTAATTTACCAGTAACAAACGGAAATAATAGAGGAATGTTATTTTTTATCAAAAACGTAAGTCCTAGTAACAATAAAATTGTGAGTGTGAATAATTCAGCAGGAACTCCATTAACTAATGGAATATTAAACGGTGGAAATACTCATTATATCGAAGTTGTCTGGGACGGAACTACTTGGCAACAGATTTCACTTGTTTAATTTATGTTTATTAAAAATGGTAGTTATAAAAAACATACACATATTATATCATATGTGCCTCCTACCATTATTACACAACCAGTCGGAGACATAAAAAATGTTGGAAGTGATTACACATTCACTATTTCTGCCAAAGGAAGTAGACCATTAACTTATCAGTGGTATAAAGATTACGATCCTATTTTAAACGAAACATCTAATCAATTAATTTTAACAAATCTTCTACTTTCAGCCGACGGATCTTACTTTTGTGAAGTACGAAACAATGGATATTTATTAGAAAGTGATATAGTAGATTTAACAGTAATAGACAGTTTAAGCTTTTCAGAACAACCCGAATCCGTATCAGCTAATTCAAATTCGAACGTATCATTCAAAGTTACAGTGGATAGTGATACTAGTGTATATTATCAATGGTATAAAAATTCTCTTTCGTATCCGGGAACTTCAGATACATTACACATAAACTACGTAACAGAAAATGAAGAAGGAACTTATTTCTGTGTTGCTTCTAATATATTAGCGGCTATAACAAGCAATAGCGTTACACTAACAGTAAATGATCCTATAGTAATAAAAGAACAACCACTAGATACGACATTAATTAATGGAGATAATTTAACATTAACATTAAGTTGTGTGGGAACATTTCCAATTAGTGCTCAGTGGAGAAAAAATAATACTAATTACGGATCATTAAGTGTTACAAACACCGGAGATGTAAATTTAGAAATCACTAACATACAACCCACTGATGAAGGAAATTACGATTGTGTATTAACCAATATAGTAGGATCAGTAACTAGTAATAAAGCACTAGTATATATAAACAGCCCTCCGACATTTATATTAAACCCATCTGATGGAATAAGTATACTAGGAAATTCATTTACTTTTAATTCTAATGCTAGCGGAACTAATCCTATTTCTTATCAATGGATAAAAGAAAACACAGGAAACGTAATTGGAGAAGTATTTAAATATTATACATTAAGTAATATACAATATTCTAATTCTGGTAATTATGCTTGTGTTGCTACTAATTTATATGGATCAGTAACTAGTACATTTGCTAGTTTATCTGTGGGAACATTACCGTATTTTGTTGTACACCCGTCATCACAAGCAATTGCAGTAGGCTCTGATTGTACTTTTAATGTAGTTGTAACGGGAATAAATCCTATTTCTTATCAATGGTATAGAAATAATAACATTATATTAAGTGCTGAATCTGATAGTTACACTATAAATTCTGTAACAAATTTAAATAATGGAAATTATAGTTGTGTAGCATCAAATATTTTCGGAAGTGTTACAAGCAACAGTGCCACATTAATTACTGGAGTTGCTCCAACAATTACCGTTCATCCTTCTTCACAGACATTATATAGCGGATCAAATGTTACGTTTAGTGTAGCTGCTATTGGTAGTATTCCTCTTTCGTATCAATGGCATAAGAATAATATTCCTATTTTAAATGCAACGAATAATTCATATACTATAAATTCTATTTCTGAATCAAATGTAGGTGTTTATAGATGCTCAGTTTCTAATATATTTTCTAGTGTTATTAGTAATAGTGCCACATTAGAAATAGAATACGATTTCATAACAGCAGAAGATGATATTTACATACTTTCTGAATTAAATGAAAACCTAATATCAAGATAAATTATAGTTTTATATTTTTACTAATTTATAATTTACTTAACTAAGTAGTAGTAGTAACAAATTTCTACCCCATGCTATTAACCATTTCTTCTTCTTCTACATCAGTTGTTTAGAAATCACCACCATCAACGGCATCGATATCGTAACGAATAAAGTTTTCATTATCAATAAATTCTTCGAGTCGTTGAATATCGTCTGCAATATTTGCATCAATAATATTTCCGAGAGTTTCTGGAGTTAATTCAATTTCAGTAACTGGTAATTCAAATATATGTGAAGGTGCTACTGGAATAATGATGTTATTACTTGTAGAAAGATCATATGTACCATACATGTCTGTGTCATTCACATTCATATTAAATACAAAATTCTTACTTTCTTCATCAATTGAACCTTCGTAAGACTTAGGAGCAGAAGAAACTTCACAAGCTATTGTACTTGTAAGTTTACCATAGAATGTATCACATGTCATTTGTTCATTCACATTTTCTTGTGGTAAACATGGCTCCCAACTGTATTCCATTCTCATGGCTTTTATTTCCCAACCATAATGCCCCCCAAGAATATTCATTTGTTCGCCAACATTCTGATCTCTTTTTTGTGTTATTTGGAAATATCTACCATTTCTTCCATTTACACGATCATTTCCATATTCGTACATTTGAAATACATCACCTGCTTTTGGTTCGATTGATTGATTTAATTCGGTATATATTGTACTAGCTGACATCCCACGTAAAAAATTATTATATGCCATATAACCAGTAGCATCATCTCCTGCATTAAATCCAAATTTGCTTTGTGAAAGTGATGATTCGTTTAAAATTATATACATCTTCAACAAATATGGTCCATCATATCCACTTGTTGGTTGTTCACCATACAACACATCCGCAGACATCGGCGTAGTTGTATTAACCCAATAATACACTTTCTGACCCATGCTATTAACCATTTCTTCTGCTACATTAGCAAAAACAGAAAGATCAGGTGCTAGACGAGTTTTATCGTATAACTCGTAACACATACTATTATTACCAGCACCAGAGTAGTAGCAAACCATAATTAAGAAATTTTATTAATTACAAATCCAGTAGGTAACTTTTGTATAGTAAAAGGACGTTTACCCAATTGTTTTGGTTGACGTAATTCTTGTGGATTTAATCCGTGTTTACTAATTAAATCGAAAGCTTCTTGATTTGATATCGGTCCAGTTTTTTGTGAATTGTTTTGATCGTAATTAGGATCATTACGACTATATCTTTTAGCTACCATGTTAACTCCTGTATATTTTCCATCTCTAGGAGCACCAGTTCTACTATATAAACGAGAATCTCTCATATGATGAGGATTAACTTGTTCATAAAAGTATTCTTTAAAAGATACCATAGTAATTATTTATCAAAAAAGGACGTACTCCGAAGAATACGTCCTTTTTATTTTTTAAATATAAGTTTCTATTAACCGAAAATAGAATCACCCTGTCCGCTTGGATTGTACTTAGGATTGTTAACCTTGATAGAACCACCGGGCTTGGCTTGATCTACCTTCTTATTAAAAGGCATATAATGGGCAGTACCTTGAGTTTGTGCAGTCTTTTCTGCCTTACCATGTGCACTGGTCTTATTTGCTACTGCGCCTTGAACGCGAGAATTGCCCTGCTTTTGAAGCTGTTCAGCCTTTGCCTTGGTTTCAAACTTTTCGTACTTAGACTGAGGAGCTTCGCTCATGGTTTCGTCTTCGTCGTCGGTATCTTCAGCATCTTCTTCTTCAACTTCTGAGTCTTCAGCAGCTTCATCTCCCATATCTTCTCCACCTTCTTCCATTTCACCTTCTTCTCCCATTCCTTCGTCTTCTGTTTCTTCTCCACCACCAAGAATACCACCTAGTAGATCATGAAGTTTTTGAGCGGTAGCACGATCTAAAGTAAGAGTGACTTCATCGCCACCTTCTTCAGAACCAAAATCTTCGCCGCCCATTTCGCCAGCACCTTCTGAACCTTCACCAGAAGGTAGTCCTAGTGCTTCGGCATCATCTTGCATTACTTCTTCAAACAACTTTTCGAATAGAGATTTATTGCTCATATTTCTATTTACTCTTCAACGTAAAAATTTTTATATCTTTTTTTAAATTTTTTTACTTTTTTTGAAAAATTCTTAAATATCGTTATGGCTAGAAAACAAAAAAAGGAAATTTATATGAACAATCCAGCTCTACCAACAGTAGATGCTCAGTTCGAATGGAGTCCTGAAATGGTTTCAGAATTAAAGAAATGTAAAGAAAATATATTACATTTTGCGGAAAATCATTTCTATATTATCAATACTGATGAAGGTAAACAAAAAATAAAATTACATCCTTATCAAAAAAAGGCACTAAGAATGATTAGGGATCAACGCTTCAGCATCATGCTTTTTAGTAGACAAACAGGTAAGTGCCTTAAAAACAACACTTTATGTAAAATAATGAACAAAAAAACTGGTGAATTACAGGAACTTACGATAGAAAAGATTTTTAATATTTCTGCTATTGAAACAGAAAAACAGAGGGCTGAAAAATTCATAGAATCGCATAAAGTCGAAGATTATAAAATATGGTCTGATGAAGGATGGGTAGATATTCAAGAAGTACATAAAACAATAAAATTTGATGTATGGATAGTAGAAACCGAAAATTTTAAATTACAGTGTGCTGATGAACATATAGTAATTGGAAAAAATAGAGAAGAAATATATGTTAAGGATTTAAAAATAGGAGATGAGATAATTACCGAAAATGGAATTGAAAGTGTAATACGAGTAGAGAAATTAGATGTGGAACCAGAGCACATGTATGATCTCAGTATAGATTCGGAAAATCACACATTTTTTTCTAACGGGATATTATCACATAACAGTACGTTGGCTACTATTTTCATGCTTTGGGTTGCTATTTTTAATGATGATCAGAAAATATTACTTGTAGCAAACAAAGAAAATACTGCTGCGGAAATCTTTCGAAGAATTCGAATTGCATATGAAGGATTACCTAACTGGTTAAAAGCTCCGGTAACTTATTATGGATTAGAATCATTAGAGTTGCAGAATGGGTCACGTATAAACATAACAACCACAACAGGTACTGCGGCTCGTGGATCTTCTGTGAATTTGTTATTTATTGACGAACTTGCGTTCATCCCACAGAACATGATGTCTGAGTTCTGGTCTTCGGTTTATCCAATCATTTCTTCTTCTAAAAAGGCAAAAATCATAATTGCTTCTACACCAAAAGATACTTCTGGATTATTATACGAACTTTATGATGCTTCTGTAAAAGGAGAAAATAATTGGGCAAATATGAAAGTATTATGGAGTGATGTGCCCGGAAGAGATGAAAAATGGAAAAAAGATACGATGGCAGCATTGGGAGACCCTGCAATTTTTTCTAGAGAATTTGAGTGCGCATTTGATGAAGTTGGAGAATCTGCAATTGATCAAAATTTATTTGACGACATGCGAAAACAAACAATACAGCCATTGTATGTATTGGATGATGGCACTTATCATCTTTGGGAAAAGCCAAATCCAGATAAAATTTATGTAGCTGGAGTTGATGTATCTGAAGGTGTGGGAAAAGATGCTTCAGTTGTACAAGTATTAGATATTACGGAACCGACAAGAATTAAACAAGTAGCAGTATATCACAATAATAAAATATCACCTACTGAATTCACACCAAAATTACGTGAAATATTACAACATTGGGGTGATCCATTAGCAATGATAGAGAGAAATAATTGCGGAGCGCAAGTAGTTGATAATCTTAAAAGAGAATTTTCATATGAAAATATAGTAAATTGGGGAGTAGATCGAGTTGCAAGTAGAAAATCTACGGTATTGGGTATTATTTCTCATACTAATACAAGATATCATGGAATTATGAACCAAAGATATTGGGTTAATACAGTAAAAACTCTACAATTAAATGATGTTAATACTGTATTAGAAATGAAAGATTTTATTAAAACAAAATCTGGAAAATGGGAAGCTAAACACGGGGCGCATGATGATAGAGTAATGTCATTAGTCTGGGCACTCATGATATTACATGAAGATCTAGTTAATGTATACTTTGATGTAGTAGAAAAAGATGAATTTGGAAAACCACGTGTAATAAAAACTATGGATTATGGAATAAGATATTTTAATAATCCACTATCTATATATACAAATGAAAAAGACGGAATAGGTGGAGATGCAATGCCTATGGTTTTTGGAGGAATCAACTCTGATAATACAGACATGGACGATTTAATTAACGGAGGTTGGAAACCTTTAATTTACTAAATATCTCTATGGGAAACGTATTTGATCAGTCATTATTAAACAAATCTAGGAAAGATAAGTTTGTATTGACTATCTTTCTTCCAGAAGCAATCAGAGATCTCAACTCTAAAGAAGATAGAAAAAATTCTAAATTAAATTTAGAGAGTCTTCAGATGTCTATATATGGAACGGTGGTCCCAAAAAATGTGATTCCACAAGAAGAAGTCAGATATGCTGGAAGCACTGTGTATGTTTCATCACATAACAAACCTTCTTATGATCCAGTAAGTGTAAATTTTACTATTGATAATGAATTTAAAAATTATTGGGTAATACACAGATGGTTAGAATTGCTTAGAACAGAACGAGGAGGATACTATGAACATCCAGAAGAATTCAAAAATGTAGGGTTAGGACAATATTCTACGGATTTTATTATTACTGCAAAAGATGAATATCATAATGATGTAATACAGTGGACATATAAATCTGCATTTCCTGTATCTTTAGGAGAGATTAGCTACAATTACAGAGACGGATCTGAAATAGAAACAACTTTTGAATTTGTATTTAGAAGGATAGAGACAATTTTGCTACCGTTGTAAAAAAATTAATTTAAAAAATACTAAATATCTTTATGGCTAGAACTATTCAATCACCCGGAGTAGAAATCTTCGAGAAAGATCTCACTTTATCTCCAATATTACCGGTAGGAACTAACATTTTTATGACTGGATTCGCAACAAAGGGTCCATGCGACGAAGTTCTTCAAATTACCTCTGTACAAGAATTAGAACAAGTTTACGGAACACCTACAAATCCAGCAGAACGTTATTTTTACTACGGTGCTCGTCAGATTTTAAACAGTTCTAACGGTAACTTATTTCTAAGCCGTATGCCTTATGGGGAAGATGGAGGAGAAGGATATGGTTCTCGTTACGGAGCATTAGTTTATCCAGTAGCTACTGTATCAGAAAATTCTGCCGTACAAGTAACTCGCAACACGAAACCAATTGATAAATCGTATCTTCAATTAAATACCGTTGTTTATGAACTTTCTACTAGTCCAACATTATCAGCACAATTAGTTTCTCTTACTGCTAATGGTATTCCCGGTTATGAAAAATATACTGCAACTGAAGGAGCTTCATTTGTTAATGGTTTAACAAATTATTACAATGCAAATATAACGGTTCCATCTAACAGTGCAGTTGCATTACAATCACAAGCATTAACTAGTTTCTTTGTTACATCAAATGATACAGTAGTATCCACAGATTTAACTAAATCAAATTGTACCTTTGTATTAGGAGCACCTAAGTTTTTTGATCTTACTTTAGCACAATATCAGTCTGTTATTGATGGATCTGGTTTTACTAACACCAATTCAACATGGTCTTCTAGTTCTGATGACGTTAATTTTATTAATGGTGTAGCAGATTTCGGCAAAGCCGGATTAATTATTGTTAATAAAATTCAATCTACTATTAATAATCGTTTTGAAGGACATTATGTAGGTATTGCAGATAACACAAATCTTTTAGCTAATACTGATCATACTTCTATTCGTAAAATTTTTACAACTGGAAGTAGTGCAGCTAGTGGATTAGTAGTAGGAAGTGGTTACGTTGAAGTACCAACTTCTAAATTAGCATTTCCTCTATCAGCAACAACTGATTCTGGTAACAATCGTAATTCACGAAGCCTTTCAGAAATATTAGAAAAAGTATCTGATACCTTCCCAGATATGTCAAGTGATAAATTTGATGATACTGTTTCTTTCGGATTATTCAAACTTCGTACAAGTCCATACAATCCTGATGCAATTAAATTAGACTTTGCATTTGAAGAATCTCGCAGTGGTTCGTTTGATTTTTATCGTCAAATTAACAATCAAAACGGTGGCGCAGCAAGTAATTTCTATATTGAAAATATCGTAAACTCTTCTAACAATGTTGTAACATTTATTAACAATTATATCAACGGAAAGAATAGTGGAACATGGTTAGATGCACAAGGAATTCCAACTAAACAAGTTCGTGTATTTTCACATAATTCTGTAGAAGCATTAAAAGATTCATTTGAAAGTAATTATTCTAAATTTGGTTTTCATATTAACGATGTACCTGATTTAGAATCAATGATGGATTATGCTGATGCATTATTCCCTGCTGGTTGTTTCTCAACATTTACTACTAATGGAAAATCTATTGGTTCTCTTCCATTAAAGATTGATCGTACTCTACGTAAAGTAGAAAATGATGAAATTTTTCCATTAGATCTAGTAGTAGAAGCAGGTCTTGGTACTATCTATGCAACCGCATGTGCTAATCATACTGATTTTTATGACGATACTCAAGTTTCACAAGGATTAATCGAAGGATTATCCGTTATTACCAAAAACGATCTAATCCCTCCATCAGATGATCGTCATAATGTACGTGATAATTACAATACTATTTTCCAACTTTTCGCAAACTTCTGCGAAAATCTAAGAAAAGATTGTTTATTCATCGCAGATCCACTTCGTCAAATTTTTGTTACTGGTGCAAATAATCTAGTAATGTCAGATACTACTAAATCATTCTCACAATATATCTATAATCCACTTCGTCATTTGTTCAGTACTGCTAACACAAGCTATGCTACTACATACGGAAACTGGGTAAAAATTAATGATATGTTTGCTGGAATGAACATCTGGGTTCCGTTCTCTCCATTTGCTGCTTCTGATATGGCAACAGTAGACCAGAATTTTGAGCCTTGGTATGCACCTGCTGGGTTTATTCGTGGTAAAGTTACGAATGCACTAGCACTTGCTATCACACCTAAACAGAAGGAACGTGATATGTTGTATAAAGTGAGCTGTAATCCAGTAGCCTTTTTCCCTAATGACGGATTTAATATTTTCGGCCAAAAGACACTATTACGTCAACCAAGTGCATTTGATCGTATCAATGTTCGTCGTCTTTTCTTATATTTAGAAAAGGCAACTAAGCGTACCGTTAAATACTTCGTATTCGAACCAAATACATTATTCACAAGAAATCGTGTAGTTGCAGTATTAACTCCAATTTTTGAAAGAGCTAAAAACACACAAGGTCTATACGAATATATGATCATATGTAGCTCTGTTAACAATACTCCAGAAGTAATTGATCAAAATGAACTAGTTGTAGATATTTATTTGAAACCAGTACGTGCAGCAGAATTCATTTTGGTGAACTTCTATGCTACATCAACTGGAGCTAATTTTAGTGAATTGATAGGTCAATAAAAAAATTAAAAATACGGAAGTTTATTCTTCCGTATTTTTTTAATTTATGATATAAATACTAATATGACTATAAAGGAAAACAATCTCTCTAAAGAAAAAGTAATAGAATATGTTTATAAAAATTTGACAGATAAGCACGGGCAGCTTACCTCAATGAAATTTGTTTTAAAATCTTTTAAAAGTAGTCCTGAAAGAGAGTATATAATTAATAATACACAATTTTTAGATACTACATCAAGTTTATCAGAAAGAATTTATTGTTTAGAACACGACATAACGGAAAAAAAGATTTGTATATGTGGAAAAAACATACAATTCTTATCTAATATAAAAGGATATAGAAAATCATGTAGAAATTGTTCTAAAAAAAATTGTCCCAGTTTAAATAATGATGGTAAAAGTTTGGTAAAATATAAAGATAATTGCAAACAAGAATTTATAAATTTTTTAAATTCAGAAGAAAATAACGATATTTCTAACGAAGAAATTATTAATTTTATTAATGAACGTTTAGAAAAAATAAAAAAATACAACACTTCAGATTCTAGGGGATATAGAGGATTTGTTA